TTGGCCGTCACCGGAAAGATCATCGTCGAGTGCCCACAGCCGAGCACCAGGTGCGTGCGGTGCCGGGATCGTATCACCGCAGCCACGGGCAATCGTCCCCGTGAAAGTTTCAGGGTCGTAGGCGACCAGTTCGACGTGCTCATCGTCGAGCAAAAGCATCTGTCCGATATTGTCGCTATCGAAGTCGAAAGGTTGTTCGACCGTGAATGCTGTATCCAACGGCCCAATCGCCGAGACCAGAGTTGCCGATCCCGAGTAACTGCGGTTCTTTGTGAGGATAGCGTCACTCTGCCCGACAATGCCGGTCGCCAGATCGTAGAGGTAAGAGTTCCCTCCCGTCGGGATCGCCATTGCGCCGACCGCCGCGTCGCTTTCGTCAAAGGAACCGAGGTCTCCTGGCCCGACGGCAGTGTAAAGGTCGCGATAACTGAGTTCGGTCAGAATCTCGGCTGCCGCAGGCTCCGGGTCGCCAAATGGTTTGATCCACTGGTTCTCGGTCGTGCCTGTGAAAGTGGTCGCCGGAAGTGCGAAAACATCTTCCATAGCCTTCGCGGTAATGGCGCGTTGACCGTTGGAGGGGCCTTCGCTCATTTCTCCGATTCGGACGACCATGTTCGAAATGTTGTTCTGCGCCGAGGAAATTCGGCAAACGGAACCGGGAGCAAGTTGCCATGCGCGCCGGTCGAATTTGAGCCGGAACTTCTTTAGGCCTACCGATAGCAGCCGCAACTCTCGTTGGGCGACCCTCGCCCCGAGTTCCCGCGTTGCCAATCCCTTGAACTCGATGGACCGAGAAACCGGGCCGTCACTCGCACGCCAAGCCGCGATGTTCTGCGCCCTGACCTGAAAATCCTGCCGTGTTTGGGGGTCGAAGCCTGTGATGACAACTTCGTTCACACCTTCCGAAGAACCGCTGTCATCCTCCTCAATCTCAAGCAGTCCGGTGTCAAGATCGAAATGCGGGATCGTCGCAGGATCATAGTCGTCGCGAAGTAACCGCAGCGTGTATCGCCCGGTATTGCGGTCTTGGTAGATGACGGCACCGATATGATCGGCGACAACCTGAATAAAAGAATCCACGTCTTCTTGGCGATACCAAGGGATACACAGCCCTAAACCCTCAGCACAAAGCAAGTTGGCCGCATAGGTAAAGCTGTTCTCATCCAGCATCTCGGTAGGCTCACCCTTACCCCAATTCGGGTCGGTCAAGCACTGATAGATGATATGCGCCGGGTTCATCGCATGAACATTGCCGTCAGCGAGATAGATCGTGGCCTTAGCTGGATACCAGCATTGATCGTTATGCCACCCTTTGCGGGAACGCCAAACCCGGAAACGCCATTCCTTGAGATACGGATTCATTGAAGCAACGAGGCCGTCGAAGAGAATCGCGGTAAAACCGCGCCACTCCCCGCTCAGCCCACCCATCGCTTGCTTGATATCGGGGATAGTGGTGGACGGGACCGGGCCTGTTGAGGCTGATTTGATGGTCTCCCCCCATCCCACACCTCCCCCTACGAACGGAGCGCTTGCAAAAGTCGGTCCAGGTAGCACCTGATCTTCACCGCCCTGCAAAAGCAAAAAACCGCCTTGGATACCGCCCTCTTTCTCGGAGCCACCGAAAAGATCAGGGCTGTTGATGTAGTTAGGGGAATCGTCACAGACTGCCCCGCTCCAAGCGATCTTCTCCCCTACCTCGATCTCGCGAAGGGCATCAATTGGGCCTCGACCGAAACCCGCGGCAAAGGTCATCAGGTAGTGGAAACCGACGGTAACTTTGCCCTTACCCATCGATCACATCCTTCTTTGCTGCGGCAATCGCTCGCTCGGCCATCGGATCGCCCCACTGCCCTAGAATCGATGATGGGATTCCGTTTTCGAGGAAGTCTGACCAGTTGAGGTCGTGCGCCTGAAACCAGCGACGAGCGCCGCCTGCACACAATTTAGCCGCCCGGATGTGCTTCATGTGGACAATGGGGTCGCTCACTTCTTGCCCCCTTTTCGAATCTTCTTTGTCCGCAAGTTCCCGAACCAGATCACCTGCCAACCAGCGGTCCAACAGTCCCCGAAGAAAACGGCCTGCTCCGTGCCTTCCTCAACCTGCGGGAAATCGAAATCTTCGAGCGAGGCTGGCTGCGGTTTCTGCGTTGGTGTGAGCAATGCCGATATCGCGAAGTGCGCGACAAAAAGAGCAAAACTGACAAGGAAGGGAAGTGCCATCAAAAATCCTCAGAAGAGATTCTGCCCGTAGGGGGACTCACCGGGCATTTGGGGAATGCCTCCATAGTTCACTAAATTATTGAATTTGTCTTGGCAAGTCGATGTTAGGCGGTCGCAGCCGGGATACATGACAATTTGCTGGCCGACTTCGATCCCGTCGGCACGTCCGAAGATCAGAAACTCGGTAGAAGAAGGCCCTCGCTCAATAGCGCGCTGTTCGATCGTCCCGCTGCCGTCCGCGTCCCATGCGACGATCCCGCCGTCGAAATACCCAACACTGCTCTGCGGCGCCCCTTCCCGCACTGGTTCAGCGGATACAGTGAAGCCGTTACCTGTCACAGCCGAGACCTCGGCTGTGTGCGCGAAATTCTCCTGCGGCGCGCGGCACTGCTCATCATAGAGGATGTGGGGACAAGTGCGCGACCAGGTGAGCCGCAAACCGCCCCGGCGCAATTTGCCGATCGCGCAGAAGATCGTCGCGCGGCCTCGGCCATCCCGTTTGACGTTAGCCACCTTGCCCGCGAAGAACACGACCGCTTCGGGATCATCAAAGTGCTTGCGTAGGATGACAACGCGAACATTCTCACTCGGCGGTGTCGCGCGGAACAGTCCCACCACCGGAAGATTATCTGCAAGATTGATCTTCAATTCAGGCGGATTGTCTCCGCCAGTAGTGGTTCCTTCATCGGCGATTGGGACCGCCAGATATGTGTCGGTGCTACCGTTGATCGTCAATTCAAGATCGCGATCCGACGAGTTGTAGAACCAGGCACTATTGCCCCAACGAAACTCATAGAAATGGATCGGGCGACCGTCCTGATTGGAAATCTCTCTATTGCCGAAAGACATCTGCTTTCCTTAAACTGTAAAGTAACGGAAGCTTGGGAAACCCCCTGTTGCGGGCCAGAACGTTTGGCCCGCACCGCCAGTGCTGAGGCTACCAGGGTTGATAAACTCGGAAGCCTCTTTGGTGATGAGCGTAATTCCACCCCCGTTCCAAGTTTGGAATTGGGCACTGTTGGTCAAACCACCGAGTCTTTGCATTTCAATCAGCAACTCACGAGGGTCGCCAAGATCAACGCCGACATACCAAGTTACCGTCTCCAAGTTTGAAGAAACGTGATATTGCTTCGCTGCACCCCCTACAATATATTGCCCGTCTGAGTTCTGGTGAAATGTGCCACCACTGCTATCCACAACCCCGTTGTGCAACCTCATAAACACGCTTCCGCTGTCGGGGACTTCGATATTACCTGGCATCGAAAGAATAGTCCGGTAATGCCAGCCAGCAAACACAGGCGGTAGCACGTAATCTGTGCAAGCATTCTGAATTGCAGGTGAGCCGCAAGTCGTTTCGACCATCGCTGCCGCAGGGATCGGCTGTGAGGCGGAAGCGGGCACCCGGCGATCGGCAAAGGCCCGGAAGCTGAGCGTGCTGCGGGCGAGGCCGTCGATATCCCCGATGTGCTCGATCTCGACCGAATCCTGCGCAAGCCGCGCCTTCTCGATGAAACTGGCCCTATCGCCGATCTGCTTGGTCGTTACGAGGCCAGCCCCAAGGGTCAGCCGGTCGTTACCGGCTGCTAGGGCGCTCGCTGTGATCGGCACGATCTGACCGTCAGCGAAAAACAAACGGTCACGACCGTCAACCGGGCCGCCGATATAGGTGAGGCCCACCTGCCGGATGTCGATCGAGGTGGCGGCGACATTGGCCGGTGCGGCAATCTGCACGTCGTCGGCGAACGTCGGCAGCCAGATACCCTTCTGCTGGCCGCGCAAGCGATAGAGCATTTGTCGGAAAGCGAATTGCTCAGCCGCCCCATGAAGAAAGAAGGAGTGCTGCTGTTGGCGGAACGTGCGGCCAGCCGTATCGGTGATCCGCTTCTTGCCTGTGATGGAATCGAACTCGTCCCCGAGGAAAGACAGATCAATCTCGATATTGTTCGACCAGTCAGGCGTCTCGGTGAGCACGGGAGTCCCGTCGTGCATGACAGACCATTCACCTTCATCGGTGAGGTCGTTGCCTTCGATGACATGGAAGCGGATATTACTCTCGCCGAGTCGGCTCGTCAGAAGGACATGGCTGCTCTCTTCGAACCAGCCCCGGCGCATGGGATGCACGGCTGCCCCGGCAGACCACGCGGCGCTGAGCGGGACGGTGAGATTAAGGCCCGTTGCGTCCACCGAGGCAATTTGCACAGCTTCACCCGAGAAGATGTCATCCCCGACAAGGTATGCCATCCCGCCCGCCAGAAACTCGTGATGTTCGGTGACGAGTTCCAAACGCGACGACCCGGCAACAGCGGGAGCCGTGATTAGTGCGCGGTCGAACCAGAGCGGCATCATCCACTCATTGCGGGAGAGCCGGTGCATCACCAGATCGATGAATGTGCGCTCATGCTCGTGCGGGTTGTAGCGCGCTTCGAACATCCGCTGCGGAGCAACACGCAGAGCGACACGCTGTTCGGCACCGCTCTGTGACTGCAAAACCTCGGTCAACCACGTCAGCGTTTCGATGATCGGTTGGGACCAGTTGGGCCGCACGCCCCAAACAGGAAGTTCGTGATCGAGCGCCATCAGTCGATTCCAAGTTCTTTGCGGATCGTCGCGCGATCCTGCCGAATATGGGTCAGCACCACTTCGCGGCCAGCCATGCCCGCAATTGCGCGCGCAATCTGCTCTTCACCGATAGCCAGAACCTGCGACACACCACCGCCGCCCTTTCCGCCGCCATTGTTGGCGTGCCTCGGGTCGCTGCGGGTTAGAACTTCCTCACCCCGTTCGAGGATCGCAGGAACTTCGTTCGACTTGAAACCAGCAAAACCCCCATTGTGATAACGGGTGGCGTTGCTGAAAACCGAAGCACTGACAGCGCGCCCGCGCCCGCCCTTCCCGCTGACAACACCGCCTCCGTGGAAGAGGCCACCGATAATACTCGAAAGGCCGCCGCCCGCGCCGCCTGCACCGCCAGCAGAACCACCGGACAGCGCGTTGAAGATAGCTTGTTGCGCGATCATCCGGGCGATTTGCAACAGGAAGTCCGCGGCAAATTGCAGGAAGGCTCGGGCGAACGAATTGAGGACGTTTTCGCCGTTGACGATCGACTGCGCGAACTGCTCCATCGCATTCGTTCCCCCGCCAGCGAGGTCTTGATTCAACGCCTGCCCGGTAGCCAGAAATTGAGTGCGAAGCTGCTCAGCCTGCGCGATCGTATTTTCCAGCCCCAGGATGATGTTGTCCACCGCGTCGGGGGTGAGACCCATGAGGGCGAGGTCTTCCGGTGAGCCTTTGATCGACCGCCAGAACTCCACAGCCTTGCGAGCGCCTTCGGCCAAACGGATTTCGACTTGGGCAAGTTGCTCTTGCAGGAGACCGGCCCGACCGCCTTGGCCTGAAACCTGCGCAGTGTTGATCTGTTCAAGCAGCAACCGTTGCTGATTCCGTAGATCGTCGAGACCGCGCTCAGCGCTATCTCGAACAGTCTGCAAGCCTTGCTGGCGGACTGAATCAAAGGTGTTTTCCAAATCTCTGATGATGACGCCAACCTCATCAGCGTTGACGCCGAGGAGTGCCATCTGTTGAGGATCGCCGCCAATTGCAGACCAGAAATCGATCCCCTTCTCGGTGGCCGCTTCGAGTTCACTTTCGATCGCCCCGATGGAATCCTGCAACGTGTTGAAGCCCGCGGAACCGGGCGACTGAAACCGCAGGCTGTCAACAAGAGCCTGCCGCCGTTCCATCAGATTGTTGATCTCCCGCTCGATCGCCTGCTGGTCAGCCTGAGCGAGCGCTTTGGCGTTGGCCGCGTCAAATTCGAGGCCGACCGTGCGGGCAATCTCCTGCTTTTGTTCTTCGCTCAAAGTGAGGCGACGTTTAGCATCCTTGGTCGCCTGCTCTTCGGCTGCCCGAATTGCCGCGGCGATCTTTTGGCGACGCTGTTCAAGGAGCAGCGAACGACCGATCAAGACGTTGGTGCGTGAAGTGAAATCGGCCTGAATTTCCCGATTGCGATTGGTGCGCTCGATTTCGAGATTGAAATCGGCCTGCAATTCGGCGAGGCTCTTCCCCCCACCACTACGGGGTTTGCGGTTACGCTTCTTCTGCTCTTCCTCGAACTTACGGTCGCTCTCCAACTTCTGCTGGCGAGCACTTTCGGTGTCGAGCGGATCGATAAGGTCGGACGTGCCGGTGTTGGTGGCCCGTTCAACAAGATCGATCGCACCGAGACCTTGACGATTCGCGGCCCTTTTCGCTGCTTCATCGCGCCCGAGTGCGTTGAGGGCGGCTGCTTCAACACTCAAGCCACGCAGCCGGTTGATGAGGAACGTGGCACCAACTGCCGCGTTGTCCATTTCACGGCGGAGACCGCCCATGGCATCGCTTGTCGAGAGGAAGTCGGCAAAATCCGACCAGGCGTTACCCATCGCCTTGGTCATCCGCGACCATGACGTTTCAGTTTCGCGCGCGCCCTGCTCAGCCTTGTCGAAGAAACGTGCAAAGGCCAGCGCCCGCGCGTCGCTCTCCTGCCCGCTTTCGAACATTGCCCTGATCTGCTCACGCTCAGACAGCGTGAGGAAGTTTATCTGATCGTCGAAGGCTGCTATCTCGTCATAGCCGCCACTGAAAGCCTTGGCGACATCGGCGGCGGCTTCCGTGAGGTCCTTGCCGGTAATGTCGGCGAGGTTCTGTGCGGCTTGCCCGAACTCGTCGATCAATTCAGGCCGGATTGATTCAGCAAGAAAGGTCTTTACCGCCTCTGTTGCGTCCTCAAAACTGGCCCCGTAGTCATCAAGTGCTTCGACGTTGGCGATCAGGGCTTCGGTGTTGTTTCGCGCCCCGTCAGCCGAGAGGCGCAGATTTGCATCGAAGTCGCGCTGCAATTTTGCAACTTCTGCGAGCCGTGACA